AGGGCCTCAAACGCGGCGGTGACCAGACGACTGACTTTCTCCGTCGCGGCAGTGCCCGCGATGACCACTCCACCGGATTCATTCAGCGTGAGGGTGACCGTCTTCGCGATGTTGCGGAGGATGGTTCCGTTCGGCCCGTAGATCACGACCGCGTTCGGATCGTCCGTCGCGCTGAAGTTCTTGTTCCCGATTGAGAGGAAGATCAGCGACGAGAGATTCGCTTGGAGGGAAAGATCGGCGGTCCCGCCACCGAGCCCGGAAACGCCGCCGAGATAGACGTCCGACGGAATCACGACCCCCTTGTCGCCGATTTGCGTCGGCATCCGGACGTATTCCGGCCCGGCGATAGGGACCGTGACGTTCGGCAGCGTGTAGGGCGAGTTCGTCGTCGCGGCGAGCAGGAACTTGACCGTGACGATCGAGTTGGAGACCGAGACGACCTGGGCGGGCAAGACGTTCCCAAGTAGCGCCATCGCGCCGCGAATCTTCTTCTCCGCGAATTGATTGAGCGACCGTGCGAGCGGAATCTTTTGCCAGTTTCCAGCGTCCATGATGGTTCCTATAACGGCGGATTGCTTGCTAATACTTGCTGATTCGGCGCAAGCGTAAACACGGTTACCCACGCATCAGCACTTGGTTGTCGGAAGTCTCCGTAATGATGAATGTCATGAATCCAGAATCCTCCTTGAAAAGTCGCCTTCAAATTCACCAACGATGAATTAGCCGCTTGCGTGTTCTTGATCAAATACGGAGGCAAGGTTACTTGCTGGAAAACCGTCAGATCGCCCCGCATGACGGTCTTCATGGAAATCATCCCTGCCTCGATCCATGTCGGCTGCCCGATGAGGTCTTGAAATGCGATCTGCTTGGCGTTGCCTGTCTGCGGATTGCTGTTGTCGGAAATCAAAAAACCACCTTGCGAAGTGACTACGATCATGACGCCCGGATAGCCTTGCGTGCCATTGGGGTCGATCGAGTTCTTGCTTAGTTGTTGAACGATCCAGCCGAACTCTTCGATCGTCGGATATTTGCCGAATTGACCTGGCGCTGGCGTGGCGATGTTGGGATTAATGTTGCCGAGCGTGATCTGCGCGCCGGGATACGCCGTCTGCAAGGCGTTCTGAATCGCTTGGCCGAATGGCGTTCCGGCTTTCCAATTCAGGACGATATTCTTCGGCTTTCCGAGTGTTCCAACACCACCCGTATTGGACGATGTCGCGAATGGTCCCGGCATGACGACGAGGTCCAACGTCATCGCCGTTCCAATCCAATTTCCAAACGCCTGAAATATCTTGCCTTGGCAGATGAGACCTTGTTCGGCCGGATTTGCTAACGGAAGTCCTTTTGCCATCCCCGCAAAAACTTTGATGTTCTTGCCAGCGAGATTGTTTGCTTGGCTGATTTCCTGAAGGCTGATTCCCCAGATGCGAACGGTGCCGAAATTCGCTGGCGTGGCGGCGTTGATGATCGCGATGTCGATTTCGACGTTCCAAGCCGACGGCAACGTCTGTCCGTTCGCGTAGCTTCCGTAGCTTTGATTTCCGAGCAAATTGCCAAAACCCGGAGGGGTGTAAAGCGCGCCTGTTTTGGCGTCGGTGATGATGATCGAATAGAATCTCATGGCGAGACTTCAAATTGCGAACTGGATTCGCGAAACACGAGTGATGACGTGAACGGAGTTCCGTTCTCATCGCTGAACCCGCCGACCAAATTCAGATTAAAATTCGCGACGCCGAAACTTGTCGCGGCGCCTGGATCGGGAGCAAGATCGTATTGAAATTTGGTAGGGCTGATTATCAAGCAATCAAACAATCCGCTGTACGCGCTCGGCGTCGCTCCAGAGATTGTCAGCGCGACAACGCTGCCGATTGTATAGCCGTGCGGCGCTTCTGTGGTCGCCGTCACGATTCCGATCGTTGACCAAGACAGAGATTCGATGATGATGCCGCTCGGAGAGGCGATCAACGGTTGCGAGACGATCAACGCGCCATTGAGCGAATAAAGATTCAGATACCATCGTTGCCCGAAGACATTCCAAGTCACCGTCGCGTTATAGGTCTGCCCGTCCAAAACTGGTTGAAAGGAGAATGCTTGTGACGTGCTCGGGACGAAGTTCGTAAACGTGGTCATGGCTGAGGTGCCACAGTGCCGCCGCCGGCCGGGTTAGCGAGAGCGGGAACGGTGGCCGGTCCAGCATCGCTTACTGTCGTGCCGACGTTCGTCGAGAGACCGTATGGTGATGCCGATGTCACGGCCGTTCCGTTAGTAATTTGGCTCATGAGACCGTTAAGTGATTGCTGCGCCCCGACCGCATCGGAGAGTGTCAGCAGTGGTTGTTCAAAGTCCCACTGCCAAGTGTTTTGCGCTTGTTTGTCGTTCGTGTTCGACGTGTCGAACAGCCGCTTGAAGACGCAGCTCGTGAAGAAGAACGACGGCGTCGCACAGATGTAGGTTCCGCCCTGTGCGTTGTGCTGCGAGAGCGCGGCCCGGAGCGCGAGCATTGTCGCCAGCTTCACCGCGTAGCCCGCTTCACCGCTTGCCGGGCAGATCATCCGGTAAGAAACCGGAAGCGATTGCCGAATGACCGCGTTCGCCGCGGTCGCTTGGTTGGCGAACGGATACTTGCCGAGTTCCTGCGCGAGCATCTCCGTTCCTGGCAGCGGGTGGAAATTCGCGAAAAAGTCGTCGAGATTGGCCAGTTCGCTGCCGCCAGAAAGCAAACCTTCAGTGAAATTCGCCGCTTCGGTCAAACTGACTATGGGTAGCATATTGCCGGGCATCCCCGTCGCGATGCCGTTTTGCAAAATGATCGGCGAAAGCTGGAAGCTCAAGCGATATGCGGCAAGACCAGGAGAGATACCCATCGGCTATTTCCTTCGGAGTGGTTTTCTCATCCTGATCGTTCGAGAGGCTTCTTCGAGCGTTCTCCGTCGGCGGTTATGAAACATCAGAGAACCAGGAAAACGGCGCTTGATAATGTCGTACAAGCATGATGCGAAAGTAAGTTCCTTACGATAAACCGCCATCTTTAGTTTCCTGTTTTCAGTCCGTTGACGATGGTGGCGACATTCGCGCCGGTCGTGTTGTGAATTTCGACCTTGACCGAACTGTCTCGATATTGATTGTAGCTGGCCGCGCGTTCCAGATAACGCTGCGTCTCCGCCGGCAGCACGGCGGGATTGTCGCCAGCCCTTTTGAATCGGTTCGCGGCGCCGGGACCGGCGTTGTAAGCGGCGAGAACTTCGGCGATGTTGCCACCATATTGCCGGTAAAGATCGTTCAAAATCGCTTGGGCAACTTTCTCGTTATAGGCCGGATCAGTTAGCCGCGAGGGATCGTACCCGTATTGCCGCGCGGTGCCCGGCATGATCTGGTAACGCCCGATCGCACCTTTCGGACTGATGGCGGTGTCACCGCTACCTTCCAATTTACGAACCAAACCTAGAAGATCAGATGATGTATGGAGCGCGCGATCGAGAAAACTGCCTTTTTCAATAGTCGGATCAAAGGTGCCGAGTGGTCCCAGATCGAGCAATGGCTTATCGGAGAAGATGCGACGGCCTCCGGCATCCTCAGTCTTGGGAAGCTTCCCGGTGATCCATGTAGAAAAGTCGTCGATAACAGTCCCAAATTTTTTGACCGTTTGCTTGAAGTCGTCGCCACCGATATAGCCTGCGAAAGCCTTCAAAGCGTCTCCCGATTCATCGACCCATTTCTTGAGTTCTGGGACACCAAACAAAGAACTGATGAGTTCCTGGATGCCTTCCGAAAGTTTTTTCAGACCAGGAGCGAGCGGAACGAGACCTTGGATGAACGTGTTTTTGATGCTCTTGCCGGAGAAATCTATGTACATCGTCAAATCTTGCCACTTCATCAACGTGTCGTCGTCGATTTTCAGCTTCCGCGCGTAGTCGGCTTGCGTCGCCAGAGTCCTTTCAAATTCCGCGGGCCTAGTCCGTTTCAATCGTTCGAGATCGAACTCCGAGACGCCTTGCAGACGATAGGCTTGGATCGTCTGAGCGAACAATCTCGGATCGGTCCTGTCGGCGAGTTCCTTTAATTTGCGAAGATAGGAGATGCCAAGTTCCGCAGTATCGCCGCCCGGCCGCACACCGAGACTGAGCAGTCCGACGCTTTTGGTGATGTCGAATCTCGCTCCCGCCACGGCTTCTAAAAAGCCGGGACCGACGAAACGTTCGGTGCCGGTCTGGAACGCCTCTTGGCCGCCAAATGTCGTTCCCAAGCCAAGCGCGGAGCGGCGGCCAGCAGCGGCGCTGGCGGCGAGGCGGTCGATCCCGAATAAGCCGCCCGCACCGATTAAGCCGGAAACTATCCCGGTGATTCCGCTCCAACGAATCAGCGAAATCGTCGC